TTAATTTTACCTGCACAAATTTTAGATGCGTAGGCATTAGCATAGGCGCTAGGGTATACCTTAAATTTTCTCTTCGCCGCTGCTTTTCCTCTCGGACATAGTTTAGTCATTAAGACCTCGCTGTTTGTTTTGCTCTTTTAAAGTCAGATGCTTTTGGTGCACCTTTTGCACCTTTCTTTCGCATCTTGCCTCCACGTTTTCTTTTAGCATGGATATTTGCGTATAAACCTTTACCCATTATCCAATTACTTTTTTCTTATTTTTTTTCATTTTGGCTTTTTTCTTTTTAGCCATAACAAATTTTTTAAGTTGTGGTGGGATAGAACCTTTTTTAGCCATCATTCTATCTGCTTTGCCAAGGTCTTTTGCACCTTTTCCGTCAGCTGCAAAGAAAGGAACTGATTTTCCTTTTACTTTAACCATTGCAAGTTTGCCACTTTTCATCATAGGTCGCTTCATCATTCCGCCACCCATAGCACCACGTCTGTTTGCTACTTGTTTATTATATCTTGGATTTGCCATTATTTTTTTCCTCCGTTCCTAAATATCTGTGTTCCCTTTATACCAAAAATACTCGCCACGACAAGGATCCACAGGTTTGTAAACCATGACGGTAATGATGAGAAGTATTCAAAAAACAGTTTGACCTTCTCCATCGCAGTTGGGTCGTCCGATAGAACTGCCCAAATTAATACTAACACGGGCGCCGACAAAATGCAAAGAACGAATTCGTCTTTCCAGTCTGATTGTCTCGCTTCTAAAAGCTTGCCCTGGTATTGCTCCTCACCTCGAGCCATACGTTCTGCATGCATAAGCTGTGCATCAGACATAGCCATCTTTGTTTTCTGGCGGTTAGAATAAATTTTAGCGCCAGCTTGCATTGCAATCTTTGCTAAACTAAACCAAGCCATATTAATACCACTTAGCTTTTCTTTTTTTCTCGCCTAAAATATTTCCTTGACCTTGAACTTCTTGTTCTTGTGTTTCTGATGGATTTGTTGTTTCAATTTCTTTTCCACCTTCAACATAACCATCTTTGTTTGTAAACATTTCATGGTTTAGGCCTTTTTTACTTTGTTCTGCCATATCAGCTCCTTTTCTTTTTTATTCCGGCTTGCGAAAGTGCAATCGCAATAGCTTGTTTACGACTTTTTACTTTTTTATCGCT